GCAGGATGCGGTGAACCGCGTTCTTGTCCTTTCTCCGGTAAAGTTGTTTGGTGATCATGAAGTAGTTGGCTATAACGCCTGGTATATCCCTGGTACTGATACAAGCAGTGTGCTGTTCAATTGCCTCGATCATCTCTTCACGGGTGACTAATGACGTTCTCATAGTCCCTCCTGAGCACAAGCGTTTACAGGGAGGCACCAGTAACTGAGAGAATTGCGCAAATCGGTAGAAAAACGGGCGGAGAAAATGCAGGGAGCATCCGGAAGCTGAGAGCGAGCCTCATCTTCTGTCGGTGCAATAACGAAGTGATAGTGACGTTTCTGGCAGGAGTAGAAGCGCCAGATGAATTCAGGGCGTGCGCAAGGATTGGCATTAACCATAGTTACGGCCTCATGTACAGGTTTAACAACCTGCTACCCGCTGTCAAACAGGTGGCAGGACGTGACGGGGTTGACAGACTGGCGTACATGAAACCAGCAGGCCGAAGCCTCCCCATCACGCCCCACCATAATTTGGGCGTAACGCGGTTTTACGGACATAAAAATACCGCAATATCGGAAATCTGCGGTTATCCGCATGTACATTCAGGCTGTCAAACCCGGTCGCAGAATTTGCTACGACGGTGGAACTATAAGCCTGAACGACGGGAAGATCAATAGTCTGGTGTCAATGGTAGTATTTTTGCCCCAATAAATCAAATTCATTAGAGCAATACAAATCTGGTTGAATGTTTCCTCTCCGAGGTTGCAATGTGCACACTTATTGTTTTATTTGTATGCACTAATAAATATATTATTTTTAATGATAAATGATTGACAACTGACAAGTGACTTCAGTCAGAATCATCACACGCCCGGTACGGATGGATCCCTTTTCAAATATTCCATGGACGGCACAGTCTGAGTACCGGGCGCTACCTTCAGTTGTATTGCTAAGCCGCCGCTGGTGGCTTTTCTTTTTTGTAGGGGGCGCTATGGATAAGAAAATATGCGTTGTTTCGATGAGCGTCGGCAAACCGGCGTCAATGACTGCTGCATGGATCAACAACGAGCTGATAATGGCTGAGCGGACCAGCTACCCTGAACGCCGCCGCGACATGGAACTCCAGCTGCTGCGCGAATTGCGAGAAAAAGAGGAAAAGGGTTTTATCGTGCTGGTGGAAGAGGAAAACAGCTTTATTACTGGTCGAGTTGGCCAGCGTGTAAGGTTGCGCGATCCCTTCATGAACGGCAGGCCGGTACTAATTGAGGCAATGCAGATTTATAAGGAGCTGGAACGCCAGAAAGCAATCAAGTTACCGCGCAAGGAATCCGGCAAATACATCCTCCACCAAAGCATCTTCGATTCCGAACACGATAAAAAAGGCGATGAATTTTTCAACATCAACTGGAGCGAAATAACGACAGAGCATGTTCTGACGTTACTCTGTTGCTTTGCGACGGAATACAACAACGTTGCCAGCGCCGACTACATCAGGGCAATGGCTTGTGAAGTGGATAGTCGTGATGACTCATCGCTGATAGCGTCATATATAAACATCATCAAGAAAACTCAAATTATGGGATGCGCTAGAGTTCCTCAAGGAATACTCACCGGAAAGAATAATATTCTATAACCTACTAAGGTTATTTGTTACTTTCTGCGTAAACCTACAACTAACCTTCCTAAGTTAAGGAAGGTATTTATCATGAAGTGTAGACATAAGCGTATTATTACATGGGCTTAACCACAACCTTTCCGTATATATCAAGTTTTGAATGTAATACGTTGACGTGAGACAATTCTTTATTCGAACTAACTTTATCTAAAATTATATTTTTATCTTTTTCAGTCATGTTATACCCTAAGGTAATTTGCTTGAATGCAGAAAAAGGAATTTTCTTTAAGTTAATTTCATGATAGTCATGAAAAACATCAGGATACTCATTTAATAGGCAATCATCAATCGATGGAGAGACAATGCTTCCTATTTTTCTCTCGCAATCAGCCAATGGAAAAATAATTCTACTTTCATTTTCAGGAAGCCACTCTTCACCCTTTGTATAAAGGAGCCTATTAATAAAAAGCTCGCGAACTGAATCTCGATTTAAGATCCCATGCAATGTATTATCTTTATTCTTTATATCTATATTCCTCGATGGCGCAGGATAGCCATTAAATCGCACAGCGCCTTTATAATAGGTTACAGATGCTCTATCTTCTGGATTATAACTAACATCACACGGCCGATATATTTTGAAAAAATCGTGTGTTTCATCGAAAACTACAGCAAACCCCTTTCCTATCGATGCATAATGAGTCCACATATGTAGATTGCAATCACTTTTTGATAGAGAGAACACACCAAGATGACAGCTTACGGCTTCTACTAAATAATCGTTAAGGTACGTTACTATTTCTTGGAGTTTAGATTCATCATATGAATCCATTGAGGTAAAACCTTCATTGATTAACAAGTGTGGAAAATCCTCTCCGTATCGTTTCCCGCAAGGTTTTAAATAATACTCTAACTCTTGTATAGATGGGACATAAGATGGATCTCGTTGCATTTTCTTAAATTCATTTCTAGCCCATGCGTAATCGGCTGGTGAAAATTTATTAAAAAATGGAAGAAGTCGCGACTCACTCGACGGATCATTAAGATACTTTGGTTGCGTTGCTCTAAAGAAACCATCCTCCAGACAAGATGTTCGAATGTGCATGCCCGGCCAAGGTTTTTCCATATAACTCTCGCCTATATATTTAACTAACACTGTATATCGTTCCTGTTGTTTAAGCCCATATCATATGGGCTTTAAATGATTATTAATCAGCATTCAGAAGCAATGCGTTATCTATGATGATCTGCTCCCATTCTTCGAATGCCCGATCGCGGACGCCCTGGGGAACGCTGTTAGTTTTGAAATCGACGACCGTCCGCCATTTTCCGTCCGGACGGTACATGCGCAGAGCTTTACTTCCCCCTTCCCTGCGCACCTCAACGTTATGCTTGTCAGCAAACTCTTGTAATGCTCGTAGCGTCCCATGCTTTACTGTGTAGTATCGCTTTTTCAAGTTTTCTCTCCAGCCTGTGCTAAGGCTTCAACTTCCAAATCGTAAGACTCAAACTCATAGTCCTGGTCGTCAACCTCTTCAGGCACTGGCAGTAAATGCCAGGCTGAGTATATCTGACCATTATCAAAACGCTCCTGGCTGTAGAGCGTCGCGGCTATGAGTGTCAGCGCCGGGCGGTCATAACGGTAAATTTTGCGAACGTCACGGTCAACGAGACGACCGAAATTACCATAACCGCGCTCCAGTAATAATTTTTTAATTTCCGGCCAGTATGGGCCATAGCTGCGGTACAGGCGGGGATTTTTCAGTAATCGCCCGCGTAGCCCTGACAGGAAGAAATCAACGTATTCGTCTTCTGTCTTTCCTAACAACGCTGTACGCAGTACCGCCTCAAGATATGTTTTATTCGGTTTTATTGTATCAGATAGTGTGGCCATATTATGCGACGCCCGGCGAACCGGGCGCTCCTGTTATGCGTATTGTTGGATGACGGCCAGAACGTCCGCCACGTTGTGTTTTGTCTCGATAATCCACCAGTTACCCGGGAAATCGCTGTTCTTCGCCTTCGCTGGCAGCCAGCGAGCGCCGAATTTCGCCTTGATTGCGTCTTTCGCACGGAAAAGAACGCCTTTCATGCCTGAGGCTTCCTGAAGCCCAAATACCTCGCCAGCGGCGAATTTTGGTGCGTACATCATCTTCAGGTCGGCGGTGGATACGCGATAATTCAGACCAAGAGACTGAGCTATGCTGGTGGCATCACCCTGTATTGATGATAACTCTTCTTGTTTCTCGTTTCTGGCGGCAATTTCTTCCTCCGTGATGTTGCCAAGGGCCAGGTTTATCCGATCAGCGTCGGCCTGTTTCTCTTCATCGGTGCGCCCGGCAAGAACCGTGTTAATTCTCTGCAATATCTCCACATGATTCTTGCGCATGCTGAGCAATTCCGGCGTAACCTCGTTAAGATCCACCAGCCCAAGGATGGCAAGGTCGGAAAACATTGATACCAGGTTGTAGGTCATGCGATAGCTGAGTTGGCCATAGGCTGATGGCAACTGCACCGCATCCATTTGATAGGCATCCATAAATTTAGAGCCGTCGTTTACGACATCCGCAATTGCAGGTGTGATTTTCCCTGTGGTGGCGGCCTCCCTGATTGCTGTTACCCACGATTGAGTCAGTGCGGCGACTGCATGATTCAGATTGGCTTCCCGTTCTGCTGCGATGCGCGCGTTTGCTGCGTCCATTGCCTGCTTGATCTCGGCTTTATTGCTGTAAATGCCAATGGTGCCAAACTGTGCTGTGGTGATCTCATAATCTGACGCCCGGAACTCATGGGTACCGAAAATGGCATTGGTGACCTCAAGTTCAGAATCCCCGTTACGAGTAGCCCCCTGGCTTGTTTTCTCCGGCATTTTTGCGATCGCATCCGCTATTTTCTCCTGAATTGCTTCAGGGGATAGCGTATCTCCGTATGACGCGATTACATCGCCATAATTGGAGCCAAACAATTCAACCAGGAATGTTTCTGCCGAACGGATCTGGCGGTTATTCCCTTCCGACATCATACCAAGCACCCATTTTGCAATTGACGACTTCAGCGCGCCGTCACGGCGATCCGGGTAAACCGCATGCTTCAGTGGGTCCGTATAGGTACCAACAAAATCAATGCTATAGCCTGACTCTGTAGTCTGAACGCCGTATGAGTCAGTGATTTTGATCATGCCGCGCTGCTGGAAACGGTAGAAATCGTCACAGGAAATGATGTCGTTAATCCCGGCGATGGAGACGCCACCACTGATTTTCTGCATAACAGCATCTTCATCGGGAGTTACATCCACCTGTTTATCCAGCGTCTTCACATCCCAGTTACCCGATTTGGTGCCTCTTAAGGTAAAGATGATCTCCACGTCTGCGCGCTGGCTGTCGAAGTCCAGCGACTTAATGCGAACGATATCACCGGCACAATCGTAGTATTGGCCTACACGCCATGAGCGATCGCCGATAACAAGGAACTCATTCGCATGGTTAACCAGATCAGGATCAACATCCAGAATGCCTTTATTTATTGCATCCTCCACCAGCGGGCGCAGGCGTTTGATATCCGTCGCGGCCTTCTGAGTACGGTTCAATAATTTCTCATAGCGGGAGATAGCCTGAGAGATATTAGCCTTGCGCTGAATGGCGCTTTTCAACGACGCGCGATACTGTGCTAACAACATACGGTCTGTGTGATGGACACTCCCCCAGCGGGCCTTCCAGTCTGCGTTATCCGCTGCCTTGGCCATTGCCGCCTGTTTGAATTTAGCTACCTCGGCGGTGGTCTTTTCAAGTTCCGCTTTGCTTCGCTCTAATTCAGCGGTAAGTACCTCCACATCCTCGCCAGCTGCGTGCTGCGCCTTGATGTAGTTCTGAAGGTCGATAGTAGCCTGTTCTTTCTGGCGAGCGCGTTTCGCAGCTTTCGCCTTATCCATTTGAACCTGCATCATTGCCAGACGTTCGCCGTCATCCTTCGCGGTATACATCTGCATTTCGATCATGTCATTGGCGTCGGCGTTCTCCATTTCTGACTTATCTGAACGGAGGATATCGGAGATCCAGCCTGCTTTACGCTTCAGCGTCTTCAGTCGGTATTCATCGAAAGACCCCTTGCCGCAGTAGTAGTGAACGCGAACGCTTGCACGGTTGGAACCAACTCGGGCACCGCGACCGTTACGCTGTGCGATACTGGCTGGTGTCCACGGCAACGTCAGATGATGGATGTCAGTCGTTCCTCGATGCAGGTTGATACCCACCTCTGCCTTTTTGTTGCAGATGATGATCGGAGTCCGGCCCTCCTGGAAGTCGGCTGCAATCTTTTCCAGACCGCCCAACGACATTTCATTTTGCTGCGCGATATAGGCGTCATACAGAGCCATTTGCTCGTTGTATTTCGCTATCTGTGCATCTGTTGGTTCATCCGATAACTCTTTCGGCGGTTTAACCGCTTTCAGTTTCTTACCGGTTTTACCTGCCTCGGCAACCGTCTGAGCATTCAGGATCCCCACCTTTGAAGGTTCAAGGTTAAGAGCATTGCAGATAATGCGCTTGAGCTTCTGGTGCTGCGTTTTTTCGTCCGTGAAGATGATTTGCTTACCTTCCGGGAAAAACTCCTTCAGCGTGGCGATCAGCTTCGCGTATTTGGGTGTAACGGGGTGAGTTACGGTCTGTTCGTCAATGCCAAACCTGGCCAGGCGCTTATTCACTTCCTGCTCGAACGCTTCCGGAACCTGCAACTGAATAAACTCACCCTTATCTATCAAGGAGTATTGCGATTGCTGCGTGATTGAATCATCACTGTCGTCGTCTTCGCTGGTGGCTTGTTTAGGCAAACTGTCCGCCAGCTGCTGCACCGCATCGGCGTACTCCGGCAGGAAACGATAGGTGATCCGGCGATAGTACAGGTCCATGTCAGTACATACGCGGTCCATATCCCTGATTATTGAGAAGATCGGACGGGCTTTCTCGTGCTCAATCACGCCTTCTTCATTGACCGAGGTCGTTACGCCATTGTTGGCTTTTGCTGCCGCTTCCGCCTGCTGACGCAATTCTTCATACGCCGCCAGTTGTTCTTCAGTAAGTGGTGCATCCTGCTGGTGTTCGTCCAGTTCCGGGATCTCCACGGTATCCTTAACGTCTTCCGCCGTTTTAAGCGTTACCCAGCGATGGAATATACCGCGCAGCGCATCAAGGTTTTCAAAGCCCACCAGCGCCATTTTTTCTTCAACTTCACCGCTAATTTTCTGTACCGTTTCCAGCCTGGTCTTGCCGAAGAATTTAACGAAGTCATCAGGACCGTAGATCCCCATGTTCTGCCAGTATTCCTTCGGCAGCACATGAGAAAGCATGTTGTATGCATCGATCGGGGTGTTAACGACTGGCGTTGCAGTCAGGAGAACCGGTCCGCGCCCACCATTCTTTTTCATCAGGTACGCGTTTTTAATTGCCATATCCCGCGCCGATTGCGCCACCGCGCTGGTGGGCAGATAGGCCAGTTGTGACGCTTCGCGACCATTTTTATAGCTATTGCGGTAGTTGTGACCTTCGTCAGCGATCACACTATCGAAGCCCATATCCTCAAAGTACGGATACTTCTCTGCTTTTTCGGTGCCGGTATCTGAATACTCCGACAATACCCGGCGACGCGCGGCCTCTTTGCGGTGGGAGTCGGAGTCCATTGCGCTGGCTACGCGCCCGGCGGCAACGAAGTCATAAAGCATATCCTGTGCATGCTCATCTACGGTGTCATCACGTAGCGGAATGCGGGCGTATTGTTCTTTGGTAAACACGACTGCACGGTAATTTGAGTGCGGGATCGCGTTCATCCGCGCCGTGATAGTGGCTTCATCTGCCAGTTTTAGGGCATCGCGCATAACTGGAGTGCCATCAGTACCAAGAACAGGTTTACCGTTCTCATCGAGCACCGGCACCTGGCGAATCTGATCGCCATCCATCAGCACATCAAGACCGACGAACAGGTAGTTACTGAATGCCTCTTCACTCAGGAATTCTTTTGCTTCGTAATACCAGTTTTCCAGCACTGATTTAGGCACTACATACGCAGTACGGGTGGAGCGACCGTTCTCATAGTTGAACGCCTCAAGCGCCAGCGCGGTCGTGGTTTTACCCAGCCCGGTGCCGAAGCCCAGGATGCCGCGCCCATCTTCGGACAGTCGGCGCACCTCGCTATTCTGGTAATCAAATGGCTGGCGCTTACCGCTTAATCCCTTCAACCCAAGCGGATCGCCAGAGTGTTCATACGGGATATTGCTATTGAACACATCGTTGTATTTGGCAACCAGCTCATCGTAGCGATCGTGCGTCTTGATCCACTTATTGAACTGGTCCTCAAGCAGTGCCATCTGCTCGCGGTAGCCGTTCGCCGTCGCGCTATCTTTGCCACCGATACGCGCACCATTGAGATACTTTTCCAGCTGTGCCGGGAACCCGGTCGCGTTTTCACCTGATTTACGGTCCCACTCGTAGCGGATCTCGCCTGTTTCTTTATCCTTGCGCTGGACGACACCGTATCGGTGCCCGACGAACAGACCATCACCACCGTGATAGGTGTCAGAAACCATTTCGTCGCCTTCCAGCTGCACTGACTGCACATAGCGCAGATCCGGATAGCCGTTTTCCTGCAAAAATTCCAGAATGACGGAGCGGTCGAACCAACGGCTATTGAGCTTAAAGCGGATATTCTCTGCTGGCGTCTTGATGCGCTTCTCTTCGATCGCTGCCAGCTGATTAAGGACGTTGTTCTTTACTGGACCGTCGGGGAGTGTGGCAAGAAATTCCTGTTTTGGAGCCACTATCTCGTTAATGTCGCCGCTGGTGGCGCGGGCGAACGGAACAATCCCGCCATACGGTGAAACCGCAATACCAGGGGTGCTGGCCAATAAATTAAGCAACTCTTCATCACTGGCTGGCAGTTCGCCGGTAAACGCAAGGCGGAAATCATCGAGCTGGATTGGATCGCGGGTAAGATCGCTATAGAGATAACGCAGGGTGTCCTGATAGCTGGTGGAGTCATAACTGGCGCTGGAATCATGCGTAACCAGCTTTCCTGTCAGCTCGTCAGAAATAGTGCCATCCAGCTTAATCGCACCACGGAAAGCAAACCAGGCGCGCGCACCGCTCCCCGACAATTTCGCTATCGGACCGCGACCGGGGTTACCAAAACGGTCAATCTCTGCCTGCAAACGGGATACCAGAGAAAGGCGCTGCTGTTCGATTTGTTCAGCACTATGCCCGGCGGCCTTCATGTCCTGATATTCAATTAACATCCGGCCAATCATCGCCCCGCGATACAAGCGTTCACGGTATTTTTCAGGCTGGCTGTTAATCCAGTCCACCAGCTGCACCATATCGTCGCTGATTGATGTGGTGTACTTATCGCGGACATTTGCCATCTGGGTAAATGTCATGCCGAGACGGCCTTCTGTTGTAGTCAGGTTACGCTGAAGAGCCTCCCAGCTATCCGCGCCATAACTGGCAGCATCGATCTTAAGTTCCTTCCCGGCATCAGCTTCAATCCAGCGACCACCAGCATATTTTTGCCATACGCCATTAATCAGGCGCATTTCCCCTTCACCAACAACGTCTGCGGTCGGTGACGGTTCAGCCATATCGAGCAAAGACCAGTCGATACGGCTTTCGAAACGATGAATCAGCTTCGCTTTAAGAGCCTGGTTATCAATCTGACCGTCGGCACGAACCTCAATACGCCCCTGGAAGCCCTTTTCCTGGGTGCCATGAACAAACCGGCGGCCGTCCTTTTCAAACCACTTGCCAGAAATAAACGTTGGCCAAAGCACATTTGCCGATTCGAGAGTGCTTTCATCCACCAGGGGGATTTTCTCAGCCATCTCTGCCGGATGTTTGCGCATCAGCACCACATCAACGACTGTACTGGTCCCGTTTGCGTCAAAAGTACCGGTAGGCAAGCGGTGAGCGCCAAGAAATTCAGCTTTCCGTGATAGGCGCAGGCGTAACCGCTTCATGTTTGAACCTGAAACAATGGACGGCGGCACAATCACACACATGAATCCGCCAGGCTTTATCTTGTCCAGCATGCGGAGCATGAAGTAAGAACCCATGTCCGTTTCTTCTGCGTAAGGCTTATCGATGTTGCGTGTGTTATCACGACCGCCGAACGGAACGTTACCCACAACATGGTCGAATGAATCGTTAGGCGTGTTTATAGCCAGCTGTTCGAACGGGGAAATCTGTACGCTGTCTTCCGGGTGTAACAACTGGTTTATACGACCGGAAACACTGCTGATCTCAGTCGCGGTCATCACCGTACCAACCGGTTTTGTCTCATTAAAAACGCCGGTTCCCGCCGATGGTTCCAGAGTGTTACCTACGTCCGCGCCGTAGAGCTTCATGATCTCCCAGACACCTTCAGCGATAGGCTTTGGTGTGTAATATTCGGAGACGGACCCGCCAATGCCGCCTTCACCAGTGTACCCGGCCAGGATCTGGCGCTGTTCATCTGTCAGTGTCGCGCCGTCCACCAGCGAATTAAGCAAATCTATCGCCTTCTGATTCGCCTCCCGGCGCAGTCGGTCATAGCTTTTGCCTTCCACCTTTTCCACGCCGTATTTAATCGGCGCTCGGTGAGATGTTATTGTCCTAATGTATTTCAATATTTCGCTGACACTTGAACAGCGAAACACACCCATAGATAGCTTGTTCATTGGTAATCCTTAACAAGTGACTAGTGTTAAATTCCGTTCAAACACGATGCGAATTATTCTAATTAAGGTGCAATCTTGGCAGACAATAAAATCACGCTATCCTCGGTCAGGAAGGCGCTGGCGGGGGTTTTTAAAGACAACGGAGAACGGGACAACATCCTCCTGTCCGCGCTGGCTGTGCACGGCGGAAGTGGGTATTTGTTTTCTCGCGCAGGGGCACCGGTACAACTGTCCGGCTTCTTAGGCGGCAAACCGGGCGATAGTGGCATGGCTGGTGATGGGCTGGTGGATGGGAGTCGCTTTATCTTTGATGAAGTTCAACTGCCAGAAGATCGCTTGCAACGCTATCCGCTACTCGAAGAGATGGCGGTTTACAGCACGATCGCCACCGCGCTGAACATCCATATTACGCACGCGCTCTCTTTCGATAAGAAGACCGGACAAACCTTCTCTATCGTGCCGGTACACAACGGAAACGATAGTGACTATGACGCCGCGCAGGGGTTGTGTGACGAGCTGATGAACGACATCGGGCGAACCATCAACAAAGAGGTCGCCGGGTGGGCATTTATCATGTCTGTATTTGGGGTGGCTTATGTCAGGCCATACGCCAAAGAAGGCATAGGGATCACGTCTTTTGAGTGCTCCTATTACACCCTTCCGGGCTTCATCAAAGAGTTCGAGGTCAGCGGTAACCTGGCGGGATTTAGCGGCGATTATCTGAAGGACGCGTCAGGGAAAATGGTTTTCGCCGATCCGTGGGCCATTATCCCTATGAAAATCCCCTACTGGCGGCCTAAGTCAAACCTTATGCCTGTGCACACTGGCCATAAAGCATACAGCTTGCTGGATAATCCGGAAGAGCGCACGCCGATTGAAACCCAGAATTACGGGACCAGCTTGCTCGAATACGCCTACGAGCCGTACATGAATCTGCGTTCGGCGATCCGCTCACTGAAGGCAACGCGTTTTAATGCGTCGAAAATTGACCGAATCATCGGCCTGGCGATGAATAGTCTGGATCCGGTAAAAGCAGCCGATTATTCGCGCACCATTACTCAGACGCTTAAACGAGCAGCTGACCTGATGGAAAAGCGCGCACGCGGCGCGAATAACATGCCTACGGTGACCAATACCCTGCTGCCTATTATGGGCGACGGCAAGGGACAGATGACTATTGATACTCAGACCATCCAGGCTGACATCAACGGCATTGAAGACATTCTCACCTATATGCGCCAGCTGGCGGCAGCACTTGGCCTCGATTACACCCTCCTGGGGTGGGCAGATCAAATGTCCGGCGGGCTTGGTGAAGGTGGATTCCTGCGCACGGCAATTCAGGCCGCCATGCGCGCCTCATGGATCCAGCAGGGCGTAGAAGAGTTCATTCAGCGGGCTATCGATATTCATCTTGCTTTCAAGTACGGCAAGGTATACCCGGAAGGTGATCGCCCGTACAAAATCGAATTCCACTCCGTTAATACCTCTCTGCAACAAGAGCACAACGAAAACCGCGACTCGCAGGCGAACTACGCCACCATCGTTACGCAAATCCTCGATGCCGTCAGCAATAACAGCGTCCTCGCCAATTCCGATGCATTCAAACGTTACCTGTTCAGCGATGTGCTGGAGATTGACGAAAAAATCTCTGAAGCACTGGTGAACGAACTGAAAGCGAAAAGCGAGGACGACGATCACCTGATGGATTCCATCATCAAAACACCGCCACAGGAACTGGCGCAAATCCTTGAATCGGTCTTTAAAGAGGGAAACGAGAATGACTGATGTTTTGAAAACGGTCACTGACCGCTTTTGTCTCTATAGTAATGCTAGAAAAGGTCGCCAGAACGGGCGACAGTATGTATTAAGCGCGGTAAAGACCATGCTTGAAAGCAAGGAAACTCAGGAAGGTTTACGCCTTGGTGAGCTTTTCGGCTATTACGGTCACGGTCGCCGACAGCTGACCGGCAAACTGGAAGTACCAGAAACCAGCGTGATCATGGTGGAAGGTCGCCCGGTCGTTATCGACAATGTTCCAGCTTGCCGCACAGTAGCTATATCCGTTGACGACAACGGCATCGTTACCCATACACAGGAAATTCTTAACACAGAGCCGGGTAAAATTGTCGCCGCGATGATCGAAAGCCGAGCTGGTGGCTGGAGCTGGGCCACTGGCGGGCGTGAGTCCGGGAAAATCGCTGTAACCACCAGCTTCCATGGTGTGGATTATGTGACAACGCCGAACTATATCAGTCTGGATCATCCTGCCAGCGCCGGAATGTTTGAAAGCGCGGATTCTAAATCTTTACTGGCAGAGTCCCTGGCGGCGCATGGGTACTCCGACGAGTCAGTGCAGGCCGTTATATCCCATTACGGCAAAATGGCTGAACTGGAAATGATGGTGGAGGCGACAGAGCGTACGGCAGAACTGGAAACCGCACTACTCGAAAGCCAGGGCCGCCACCTCGAAGCAATGGCCAAGATCGTAGATGCTGAAGCGCGAATCGCTTTGCTGGAGGAAACAGCGGGTATCCGCGACGATGTGCTGGCAGCAATGCAAGACGAACTGGATAACCTCCCGATCTTCGTCTCCGCCGCCCAAAAAGACGCATTCCGCCTCAAAGAACCTGGTGATGCAAAAATCGTTGCCACACTTTTCGAATCCCTGATCAAAGTTGGCGCACGCAACTTGCCTGTCACCAAGAAAATTAAGGAGGTTCCGCAAGCGGCTAACGTCCAGGCACCGCGTGAGACAAGCATCATCACGTTTAATAATTCAATCAATCCGTTTAAATAACCACCAAAAATAACCCCGGCGGCTGCCGGGGTTCTCGTTAACTATTATCGCCTTCGCCTGCGTGCCATATATTTGCGCACCGCGCGGCGTGGACAATCTGAAGCGGTTTCTTTCTGCTGCATCAATCTTGCAGCCATGCTCAAAAATGTCAGGCACAGCCGAAGCCCAGCATACAATAGCGGTTCCAGTGGCCACGTCTCATTAAGCACATATACCGCCATGAAAATCGAGTCGAAAACTATCGCTGCCAGCGATAACTTCATTGTCGAAAGTCTGCGGAGCTGCCGGAGTTTATTCATTGACAAGCCCCGTCAGGCAAAGCTGGCGTTCTTTTTCACGGCGAATCTTTAAACCTCGCAGGGGCACGCCGTTACTGTTCACGAAATCAGGGAGATGGTTACACATATTCACCCATTCCCCTTTCTGCGCCCACTTGTGGATGGACGTTTCTACTCGCATGCCTCGCGCTTTGCTGTAGTAGGTCCGTAAGCTATTGCATCCCATATTGAATGCCGCGCTTGTCATTGCACTGAAGGCATTATCGGGCATGTCTTTGCCCCGGAAGTGCTGATTAATACAGCGTTCAGCGATCAGGATATTCTTTTCCCAATCAGCGGCGATTTGCTGGTCGTTTTTTCGCACACCCGGCGTTACCCCGTGTGTATTACCGATCCCGTCAGTCCATACCCCCGCCGGGCACATGTATGGATCACGTCGGCAACCTTCAGCGTTACCAATCAGCTCAAGCCCCGCCTGGTTGGTTCGCACATTGCCATTACCCATCACGATGGTAATCATCACCGCGATAGCGCAAATTGCACCGCCTCCTGCGGCTGTTTTTCCCTTCATAAAGACCTCATAAGCGAATTTTTTACGCTCCAGGACAAACACTCATTCACAGCCAATACCGACTGACTCGATCCCTTTAGAAGGCACAGGATAATGCAAATCACTTGTTAGCTACGTTTCAAAGATATACATTATTGCTCTAATTAATTTATTTTATTAGGTAAGATAAGTGGCACAACGCGGTGTAAACAAAGTCATCCTGATTGGTACCCTGGGGCAAGACCCGGAGATCAGGTATATACCAAATGGCGGAGCGGTCGGAAGACTCAGCATCGCAACGAATGAATCATGGCGCGACAAGCAAACGGGCCAACAGAAAGAGCAAACAGAATGGCATAAAGTCGTTTTGTTCGGAAAACTTGCTGAAATTGCGAGTGAGTATTTACGAAAAGGTTCTCAGGTCTACATCGAAGGGAAACTTAAAACCCGTAAGTGGACAGATGACGCCGGTGTAGAACGTTACACGACGGAAATTATCGTCAGCCAGGGCGGCACCATGCAAATGATCGGCGCTCGCCGTGACGATTCCCAGTCCTCAAATGGCTGGGGGCAATCAAACCAACCTCAAAACCACCAGCAATACAGTGGTGGCGGTAAACCTCAGAGCAACGCCAATAACGAACCTCCAATGGACTTTGACGACGATATTCCGTTTTGAATGTGTAAAAAACGACTGAAAGAAAAGCGGTGGTCCAGACGCCGACAAAAGCACGAACTCGCAAACAAACGCCAAAGTTGGCAATGGCACGCGCTTTTCACGAAAAGAACCCCCCGAGATATTGCGTTCGCTGGTGGGAAAACATTCCTGACCCACCTGAAGGCGCAATACATCAGGTTTTAAGCAGAGGAAAGACTATGAATAACATGACAACGAAAGAGCTTTTGACGGCACTTCCAAAATACAAAAGCCATAAAACAGTTCGCGCCTCAAAAATCAAAGATATCGAAATTATCGCCCTAATGGATGTGGTCCTTTTTTGCAACATCGAAGTCGTTGAGCCAGAAGGGGTAAAAGTCCATGTTGATAAAATATTTTTGCAAAAACACCGACCAGAAATTGGCGGATATCTGGTCGCTTATGAGGACGGATCTCTGTCCTATTCACCAGAAAAAACATTTGAAGAAGGCTTTAGTCGGACTAACGACTTCTTCGAAAATGGGGTATCGCTCAGCATTGAAGGTCACAATGGGGTGACATTCATTACAGCCAGGGACGTAACTATTTCTGCTGGCGGTATCGCTACTCTACAAGAAGAAATCGACCTTGAAGCAGCCGACTTTTCTGACGCGCTGATGTGGCTGAAGGATGGCAAGAAAGTTGCCCGACGCGGGTGGAACGGCGAAAACCAATTCTGCTGGCTGGTTCCTGAAGGACAGTACCCGGCACGAATGGAAGCCATTAAGGGATATTTCCCCGGCGACCTCGTTCCGTATGGTGCTTATTTCGCCTTAAAAAATGCACAAGGTGTAGTTGTTCCGTGGGTTCCTTCTGTAGGCGACTTACTGGCATGTGACTGGTTTGTAGTGGAGTGATTTAACGTGGAAAATACTAAAGCAATTCAATACCGCCTGCGTAATGGTCAGAGTGTCGAAGTGACCATCAATAATGATGGTGTGCCTGGCGAAAAGGTTTCGATCTCTGATCTGGCTATCGAAAAAACCATCATGTGCCACCTTGGCTTTACTGAAGAAGTGAGCAAAAAGCATGGTGTAGCAATCTGGAGCGCAATGGATACTGGTATGCGCAGATTCATTACTGCTCGTACCCCAGGGATGACCATGATGGACCTCATGCAGATTGCGCCGCTGTTTGAATGTGAGCCTTTAGATGTATTCAGCAATCCAGCTATCTGCCAGCAGCTATATGGTGAGATGAAACTCGCGGTTACCCCCATTGTGCTGCATGAAGGATCGCTTGCTGGCGTGTGGAAAGTGGAGCGTATTTCAAGCTACATGCCTTTCCATGTCAACGGCGTAATCACTGGTGAAAATCAACCTGTTTCCGTTATAAAGTCAGACCTCAAGCGCGCAATTCTTGAAGCAAGTTGTCGAGTTGTCGGCCTGGGCAAACAGTCTTATGTTTCCTTCCCGGCTGGCCCTGAAGGCCCGGCAGAAATTCTGATTATGGATGCCGATCTGCTCTGGCAAATACAGTTTCTGATTGGCAAAAGCATCATCCGCGCTGAAGAACTCGATCAGTACATTACCTGCACGATGACGGATGAAGTCAAAAGTGTGGCTATAGCCAATGCCCGGAACCTATGTCGTGCTGCATTAACAGAACTGCAAGAAAACACCACGGAAGAAGTGGAAAGCGATTAAAAAAAATCCCGCCGACTGGCGGGATTTCTTCAATATACGATCTGGTCTACATGATCACCAAAATCATCGTCGTCGTCGTCCTCATCGCCACCATCTACTGCTGGCCAATCAACAAACCAGCCAGCGTAAAGATGCAGCGTTCGGAGAACATCACTTGCGGGAGCATCAAGGGTGTTAACGAATCCCATATAGCTATTGGGATTTGCTCCAGCTATGGCTTCAGCGATCATGTCCTCGGTAATGTCACCGGAGATAATGCTTAAACGCCCGGAAACTTCTTCATTATCATCAAATTCGATAATGGCATCTCCACCTAATGGCGCTGCGATTTTAATCTGCATTATTTAGCTCCTTTGCCACACCTAATAACAGTTCCAGCAATCCGTCACCATTCATCAGTGATGCGGCAGCGGCCTCTTTGTCATGATACAACTGAAGAGCCATAGAGAATACTTCCGTTGCTGACGTTTTGGAAATAGTCGGTGATTTCTGCCGAATTTTCCCGGTGTTACTTACTGAGGCTGGCGGGTATACCTTCGCCATATAAATATTACTCAATCGAGATCTGAAGCACCATTCAGGCTTGCCACGCCCACCGATATTGACGAAAGATGGCTTATCCCCTTCAACATTGGCCTTCAGGAATGACCGGGCTTTCTCTAACAAACCAGGGTTACTGTACTCAAGATGATGACCCAGCTCGTGCCACAGTGCACTTGCATTTTCATCGTTCAAATTGACAGCAACAACACCATTAAGATTTGCATATGCCCTTCCCTGGTGGTGAACTACCTTTGATAAGGTCGATATTTTCCCGCCGGTCAGGCGATAA